CTTTTAATGCGATGGTCGCGCGTTCGAATCGCGCACGACCCACCATCAAAGATATATGAATCAACCATTTAGGCTTTACAGTCAACTGGTTTTTTTGTGCCTTTCGATAAGCTTTCCACTTTCATTTATTCCCGCCAACGGATTCAGCAAAACAGCCTGAATTAAATAATCCGGGGAAAGGTGAGAATATCTCATAGTAATATTCAAGCTCGAGTGCCCCAGTATTTTCTGTAGAGCAACAATATTGCCGCCATTCATTATGAAGTGACTTGCAAACGTATGCCGTAGAATATGGGCGAGTTGACCGGCAGGAACTTTGATAGCAGCACGCTTAAACGCTGATCTATAAGCGCCGTAGCAAGATTTAAAATTACCTTGGCCAAGCCGATTTTTTACATACAAATAAACGGATTCTTCAACGGGTACAAACCTTGAATGGCCATTCTTGGTGTCAACGAATTGAAAACCCTGATTAATGCAATTTGCCAGATTCAGACCTTCAGCTTCAGACCATCTTGCACCAGTGACTAAACAAATCAATACTACAAACGGAAGGCTTTCATTTTTGCCTTGTTCAGCCTGTTCTCGAAGTTTTTTAATTTGATCAGCAGTTAAATATGATAATTCCGTTTTGGTTTCACGAATTTTACGAACCGTCAAAATAAACGAATCGTAATCAATAACCGATAATCTTTTTAATTCACGAAACAAGGCTTTTAACGTGATCAATTCACGGTTCAACGTGGCAGGAGAAATGCCTTGATCAAGTCTCTTTTTCCTATATTGCGCCACTGACTCAGGGTTGATAGTTCTGGCCGGTGGATTTTCAAGAAGTTCAGATAGTTTAAGAAGCCGGTTTTTTGTATCAACAGCAGACTTTAAACTTCTACCGTGCAAATCAAACCATAACTCAATCAAAACATTTAAGGGTCTATCATCAACAATGGCCTGTTCGGCCTTAGTATCGGATAGACGTGATACATATTCTTTTTCAAACCGTACAGCATCCGCCCTAAATTTAAAAAGACGGATAACACGCTTACCTTTAGCACCATCAGGACGAAAATCAACCTGATACTTACCATCAACCTTTTTTATTGTCATGGATTAAGAAGATAATTTCAAATAAAGAAACAATATGCTAAAAAATTAGATCCATTTTCGTCTGCAGCCGTTCCGATCGGATCTCAAATTTTCGGCCGGCCGAAAAATTAAATCTAATTTCAAGAATGATTAGTACGATAACGCGAAACAATCAGTAACGCATTTTTCATCATTATTTTTTTGCTCACGCTGTTTTGCCTCCAACATAACTTGTGTCCTAATACAATCAGGCGAACAAAAAACGCGATCACGCCAAGTAAAAGCGGTTTTAAATAAAGCCTTTGACGGGCAAACAGAGCAAGGCACAATAGAGAACTGATTGCTACTCATGCCGCTTTACCCAAGAGCCGTCTTTTTTCTAAACCGTTTTTTATTTGTTCGCGCAGATCGTCATCATCTAAGCCCCGGTTTCGGTAATACGTTTGAATTTCCGGCCAGATTTGCAATCTATGAATCTGCCTCATGACGTGCCGAACTGTGCAATCATTACGACGGGCCATGATGGACACTAAATTTCCGATCACGGATGTTATGTTTCTCGCTATAGGATCAACTGCATCTTTTTTTTTGCGCGAGATTTTCACGCCTTGAGCTGGGACATAGAAATAAACATCCTGCATCAACAATTGCCAGAAGGGATTTAGATAACCGCGAGGATCATCGTTGATCATTAAGCGGTTACGCTCCAAGGCATAACGCCATAAATCGGTTAAATGATCAGCTATTTGGTTGAATCCTTCAAATTCCAAACCCATACCCAAGCCTATCTCCCTGATAACGGTATGATGGAGCCTTGCTTCTATCCTGCGTACAGTCTGGGTTTTATCGTAAGCGCCCAAGGAATAGACGTTCCATTCTTCGTGAAAATAATCAACTTTGTCAGATTTAACAATCTCATAGCTTTTGTCATAGATTGCCATTTGCACGGCAATCGGTTTGCCGATTAGATAGTTTTTGCCCTGGCTAGCACCGCCATAAGTAGCGACTGCATCAGTAAAGTCAGACAAATCAAGGGAAGCAATACCGTCAAAGGCTCTAATCGTCCTGGAGCTGGTGGAAAAGTTTTGTATAAAATCAACTGGCAAATTGAAGCCCTGATAATCACACGCCAAATGGACAGCAACACCTTTTGCCACTGGCTCTTCTAAGAAGATACGTGAAAGGCCAACAAAATCACCATGTAGATATTCCCAGATTTCCGGAACTGTGCGTTGTGATATGAAATGCGGCGATAGCTCTATTTTTAAATGCGAGCCTTCCTGATCGATTTTGCCGTACCAGCTACCAAACAGTATGACTATGCCGACAGCGTTATTTTGCAGTTTGTACCGATAACCGCCCGTTTTTCCCATCCGCGAAAAGTGCCAACGGTCATCATTGACGCAAATATTCGCGGTTATGCGGATAATCTCGTCCTTCTTTTCGACATGCTGTTCCAGTTTTTTAATGAAAGAGGCTTTCGGTACGCCGTGAAATAACTGTCTGACGGTATCGACTGAGGCACCAACGATAGTGACACCGGATAAGTCGGTCATTTCACCGTTATTCATAAACAGTAAACCCTTATGATCTTCATCAGAACCATGAGAAAGGGATTCAAGGGAAAAGCGTTGGTTCAATTTCATAGTGTTCAGCTCTTATAGGCTTCGTGGTGTATTGTTCTGTTACGTGATACAGGGACGTAACAGCCTTTTTTATTTCTTCCTTTACCAATGGGAAGGAAAACTAGATTGCGCGCGTCATCCATTCGTTCATCATTCCCTCAATCATTCGCTCTTTCGGAGTTATTAGCGCGGCACGGGGGCGGGGGTGTACCATTCCTTCGCCACGCCGCCTATTCAAAAATTTGAATAGTCCAGGGAACCCGGAAATTTTTTGCAACTCGCTTTTTAAAGATTTTCCAAACCTCTAAAAAGCTCAAACAAGCAAAAAATTTCACCCTAAACCATTAAAATTTTTTGGCGGCGTGAACGCTCAGTCAGATACACCCCCGCCCCCGTGCCGCGTCTAATAACTAACCTCATTCACTCATTCAATCGGTCAATCTTCACTCACAGGTGACGCGCTTCTTAAACTCCCCATCGACTTGAGCCGGGGAGCGTTGATATTTATTACCGTTACTGAACCAGGGAAGCGTGTGCCTGGTCAGTAACGCACAAATTAAAACGCTAATTTTTAGCCAGTTGGTCAGGATGACGAGTAACACCTTTATCCATATCCACGGGAAATGCTGTAACCGGATATTGCTTGTCCCCACGCTTAAGCAGCAGCCCGTAGGGCTTGCGTACAACGACATAGCCAAACGCGACAATTTGAGGGATGTTTAAACGCTCAAAGACGTGCCCGGATGAATCAAGAAATTCAATCCGGGCAACCATTCGGTTTTTTTCTTTGCTTTCGATCAGTGCAACCAATCGGGGCCTGTAATCGGTCAAATACTTTTCAAGATAGTCATTAACTTGAGGTTGTCCTTTGGGTTCCGGCGGTTTAGGCGGTTCAGGCTTAGGGGGTTGAGTTTCTTTGGGCTGAGCCGGAGGATTAGCCGGACGAGTTTGGACAGGCCCAGGTTCAGTCTTTTTAGAGGCAGGAGAAACGTGAAAAAAACCGTAAAGGTAATAAATGGCATAAGCTAAAACTAAACCAAAAATCGGAAGCCATGTGCGAAAAAATGATGACTTAAATATATTGGTTCTATCATCTTGATGCGCATCTATGGATTCAACCCCCTCAACATGGGACGCGTATAATCCGAAATATTTTTCTTCATAGTGGCCTTTTCCGGAACGAAGCTTTACAAATTTACCTGCCTGTAACTTGTGCGTCGTCCAAGTATAAGAATCCGGCATGCCCACGGCATCACGTTTTACGAATGTAATTAAGGTGTCAATCCGGCGCTTCCAGAGCATGTGGCAGTCACGATGATCCTGACCCATGCAAACTATATCTATGCCCCGGTGGCGATGCTGGGTTACAAATTCGGTTATGCCAGGATCAAGCGTACCTTTTCCGGCCGGATAAAAATCTTGCAGTTCATCGAGTAATACAAGAGAGTCATTAGGCACATGATTCTGCACATCACGAACCTGTTCTTTTGTTAGCTGATTAAGTAATTTGTTGATTACCGGTAAAGGTAGTCCGGTGACTTCTGCAAATTTTTCATGATTAAGACCTTCTATATAAGCATAAACCATTCTGCCTTTCATCAAGGCCGGAATAATTTGATTTATGGCCGCTTCATAGCTTTTACCTGATCCAGGTAGACCCTCATGTAAAATAATCATAAGATAGCCTTGATAAATGAAATGACTTTGAAAACCGCCCAAAGCAAAACGCCACACGTTAGAATCTGCATGGCTTCCGGTATTCCCGATCGGTGAATAACATACAAGATTCCAGGAGTATGACTGGCCATGGAATCCCACGCGAGTTGAAATTTACCGGCTAGACTACCCGAGTTTGAAACGCCGCCCATACAATACGAGCAAGAATCAGAAGCCCATTGGAAAAGCCACGTAATAGCTGAAAAGATTTTTTTGAGCACCACCAGAGGCAAGTCAATAAGAAATAACTTAAGCGACAAAACAACATTAGTAAAATAGGTAATAACCGCTTCATAATAGTTCCCAAAGGTTTCAAATAAGGCGTCAAAAAAGCTTTTAATTGAGGCAAAAGCGCCAGTAAAAAAGCCTATAAACGCATTCCAATAATTTGTAATGGTATCGATTAGAGCTTGCATAGTCTTTCCTTAAGCCAATCCGGTTAGTGCGATTCTAAAAGCCATGAATACGGCACATGCTTGAATAACTGCACTGACTAACGACCATAAGTTATCCATAAATTCAGCACATAATGGTGAAACTGTGACTTCAGGCATTCCCATGACTGAAGGGAATGTCCAAGTTGGGCAGGAGCCGCTGGGTATAGATACGCTGAATATATCTTTGCCAAATGACATAATCGGCGAGTTTTTTATAGCATCTACATTGGACTGAAGAACACTTTCGTACGTGTCTTCTGTAGGCTCATACCATTTACCTAAATCCGGGTTAGTGTTCTTTCCGCGTGCCTGAAATGTACCCATACCGGCATTGACTGAGCCAGCATTTGAACCTGCAGCTTTACCACCTAATCTATTAACAACTTCACGCAAGGTGCTTTCTTTGGCGCAATCAGGACAATTAGTAGTAGTTGATCCGAAGGTTGTTGATGAACCGGTCGTTGTTGTGGTCGTAGTAACGGAACCGTCTATATTGGTCGTATTGGTGCTAGTGCTAGTGCTGGTTGTTTCCGTATTCGTTGGCGTGGGCGCTTTAGGATACAGTTCGGGAAGAATAGGCTTCGAGTGCGCATCAGCACAAGTAAAGAATGTACCGGGCCCGCATGTCTGTGTTTCTGGAGGGTTTATATCCAGCGAGGTGTTTACGGGCAAGGAGGGATCACAGGGATAGGAATAGCTCGAATTACAGGCCACGCCAGCTTTGTATTGTTGGGGATTATACTTATCAGTCGAGGGAGTTTGAGTGCCATTAGGAGCAGGTGAGGCAGTTCCATCAGCACCATAACAAACCGGCACTCCATTCATAAAACCGGGAGTACCCCCATGACAATCTTCTTTACTGGGTGGCAATGGGTTACATACTCTAGGTGGATAGATTTTTAATCCATCCGGGCAGATAATCATTTGCGAGTCATCAGGTTTGCTGGAACATTCAACGGGTTCAGTAACAACGATTCCATTGCCACAATCTTTTACACCAGGTTTAGGAAGACAATCGCCAGATAAAACATCAGCTATTTGTAACTGTCTATCACATTGTTTGATACCGGAATTTACACACTGTTGGGTTAATTCGTCCCAAGTCCTGAGAGTGATAATGCTGCCGTTTACCTGATTAGGGCAATCATGAGAACATTGTTCGCCAGCCGATACGTTTACGGTAGAACCGTCTGGGCATGTGAGATCACACCTTTTGTCGGTGCTGTTTACAGCAAGGGGATAATCACAGGTAAAAGAATGAGGGTCACAAGGACTAAAGCCTGTAGCTGAGGTTTCCCAAGTAAAGGTTTGGGTTGATCCGTTGGTTGTGGTTGTACCGGCTGTATTGCAGGCAACAACGGGAGATTCACATGCACCGGTAGTTGCGTTTCTAGTTTGGCCTGTTGGGCATGATGGAGCATTTATGCAGGAGGTGCCATAAACGGAACCGCCATAAGGGCAATAATTTATATCGCTAAGCGATTTACTACCATCATAGGTGCCGTTCGTAAATTTACAGTACCAATTTGAACCGACATAATAAGGAACAGAACCCGCTGAAAACCAAGTACACGCCTCCGGACGAGTCGGAAAAATGGGGCCAAAGTTTATTTTATACCCAACTTGAACAGGATAAGTATCAGAATAAGCAAAAGCTGAAAAAGCCAGCAACGCAAAAAAAATTATTTTAAGCATGACTAAACCCAGCTATAACGGCATAAGCGGTGATTAGTCCCGATATGAAATAGAGGGCTAGGTAGATCATGGTTTTCTCGCTTTGTTTGCTTTTTTGATGTTAGAAGAAAGGGAACCGAAGTCCCCTTTCTTGTTTTTGCTTACTGAATTATCGGAACCAGCCGATTACTTTGTTGTAGCCCCACTTCAAAAAGCCGGGGGCGACTTTAATTGCGGCGACTGCGGTTATTGCCGCCGCTAGTGTGGTTGTATCCATTGCGGCTGTTAATGCTGTAAAGTCCATGACTCTTTCCTCTTTCGATTTATTTAAAAATTCGATTTAATGATGATTTCTTTCATTAAACCAGTTGATAACAACCCCATAACCCCAGGCTGTCAGGTATGCGATGAGCGGCGTTGAAAAGCCGAGCATCCACATTTGTTGCAAATCCCCTGTAAGAGGGGTGTTAAAAACATCTTGTAGCGTTGGCTGTGCGGCAAACGCTATATATTCATCCGAATTAAAGCCGATAAAATGGCCAACAATGGGCATCCCATCGGGGTTCTGCGGAGCCGCCGCCATACACCCGGCAGGGTCTACATTCACTGGATATATCGGATAGCCATATGTAGATAAAGACGATGGGGGGCTCCGTGGAGTCGCCAGTAATTCGTAACATTGAGCCATCTAATTTCCCGGATTTTTGATGTTTGCGTGAATTACATAACCATTTATAAAACGGTCTTTTTTTACTTGGTTGCTAAGTGGTCGCTCTTTGAATTGAGCCGGTTTCATAAGGCAAGCCATTGATCTAATTTTCAGCTTTTTTTGATAGGTATGAGTGTTTGCTTGATGACTCATTCCGTTTGCCGGTAGATCTGTTTTAATGGTTATCATTTGCCCCGCCCCTGGTTTATTTGTTAGGTTGAGTGTTTTGGTTTGTTTGGCCTGATTGTGGTTTGGCTGCGCCTTTACCTAATATCTCGCCGGTTTGGGTGTCTATTGTTTCTTCGGTTTTATGTTCGGGTTTTGGATCTGTGTTAATGGGCTTCATTGAAAGGGCATTTAGTACGGCTTTGTTTTGGCCGCCCATTGTGACTTCACAAAGGATTTCCATCTGGCACGGGAAGGTAATCTCTCCGGCTTGTGCTTTGGCTTTTTGTTGGTCGAACATTTCAAACGGCATTTTAATTTTGATGAGTTCGTTACCTAGGTTGTTGGGGTTCTTGCCGGTGTTGGGCTTTGATACCCAAATGGAGCCGCCTTTGTTGTCACCGTCTATTTCATATCGCGTTAACGATTCAACTTGTCCTTTGACTACGGTTTGCATGTCTCCTAGGAAGCTGTTTTGGTCGTTTTCTGTGCTCATTGGTTTTACCTTTTGGTTGTGGTTGTGGGTACTGCGGTTTTTAAGTTTGTTGCTTTAACTTTTGGTTTTGACCCTTTGAAGCCCGTGGGCCAAACGGGGGTATTTAGTCATCTTGGTCCGGGTCTTCTAAATCAGGATCGTCTTCGCCTTGTTCTGCTAGCCATTCTTGTTCTGCCTCAAGATCATTCTTTTTAATAATGGCATCAGTCCATACAGATATTTGATATTCGTCATACCACTCTTTACAGGTGGGACAGTAAGCGCCATCTGGGGCGGAGACGTCTAGCTCACTATCACATTCTGGGCATGTGTAATCTAAAAAGGGCATTGGTTACGATCCTTTATTGGCTATTTAAGACTATTAAAAGCTGGTTTTTATCTAACACATTAATTAAGCCGCTTTTTTATGGGCGAACCCTAAAGGGCCGGGCTATCCGTTACAATCGACCCTTAAAGCTGATAACTTCGACTAAGCTAAAAATGCTTTTACGCAAGCTCCAAAGATTTTTAGCTAAGTCTTCGTAATTCAGCTTTAATGGCCGATTTCCTCTACTATCCCTTTCGCTGTACGGCTATACGTTGTTTTCAATTTGGTCGTTACTCGGCGTTTAAAGCAAAAGCGTAGTCATGGCCAATGAGGGAAAGCGCCTCATTGGCCATTAGATAGCTTGTTTTTGTCTTGAGTTGCTCAAGAAATTTTTTTCGCAAAACGAAAATAATTTCTTGACAACCTGGATACGCTACGAGCTGGAACGGCCTGTTTGTATTCTGTTGCCCTGCGGGCTGCGCGTTGTTTTTGGTCTCTATCAGCTCAAAGCTACGGCGCGCTGTTGATGCCGAAAGCGGGTTTTGTCCGGTGGCCTGACGCCCGGCAAAGGCGCGCTCATTCTTCGCTGCGTTCTTTGCACGGGGCGTATGGGCCGGGACGATAACGATACGTTTCATTGGCGCGCCGTTTGTTTGGCTTGAAAATGGGTAACTATTTGCGCTTGTAGCTCTTTCGGCAATTCGCTGACCAATACCAGTTTTTTGTTTAGGTACAGGGTCATGACTGATTTTGTTAATCCGAACGGCTTTAGGCCGCGACTCATGGCTTCAAGTTCTAAGTTTATGTAGTCACGGGGGGCTAGGGCTGTTCTGTATATACGTTCTGAGCCGGTATTATCGGCAGAGCCGACAGCTGGCAATGTTGATTCTTGGTTGCTCATTAGGCGGCCTCGTTGAAATTGTTTAGAAAAAAAGACTGAGCTTCCGATAATTCATCAGCCGTATCTAATTGCATTGAAAATTGTTCATCAAAATAACAAAATTCATAAACAGAATAAGACGTCTGATTTAAACCAGTGTAAAACCGTTCTGTAATCAAACCTTTTAGATCACCCGTCCGGTTATCTTTTACTGCCCATGATCTGGAATCTTTGTTCTGAATAAAAACTATAGAAGTCATTTAGGCGGCCTTTTTTATATTAGATACTGGAATTAATGTGCCAGTACGGATGCTATCTGATAAGGCGCTTATAAGGGGTTTGCAAACGTCGATTGTTCGGAATACTTCGTATAAGAAGTTAAGTTGAAATGTCTCAACGGAAATATTTTTAAATTCTTCTGAATATTCAGTATCTTTAAATAGTGATTCAAAGGCTTGAGCCAGGGTTACTGCTTTTGTGATACACGCATGATAACAATCTGCATATTTATCGAAGTCGGAATAACGATCGTCTAATACACTGATGTCTTTGGAATACAGGTCTTGATACTTAGATAAAAATATGACGGAACATTCAAGCTGTTTGGTAATCTCAAATGCGGACCTATCACGCATGATTTTTAATAGATCAGCATTCATAACACTTTTCCTTCTTTCAAATTGGTCACCAAGACAACCATATTGATCATGCGGTAGCGGCCTATCTTCGCCGTAGGTAAGTAGCCTTGATCTATCCAGCCACCAACTACGCCTTTGCTTAGGCCTATAGCTTCGGCGAATTTGTCGGGTGTCATAAAAGGGATGAAGAACAGCTGTGAGGCTGTTTCTATCAGACCTTGCTTTATAGCTGAGTTAGACTCAAATAATGTATCTAATTTGACTGGGTTTTGCTCTTGGTTCATGATTGCACCCTTAGCCCTGTTTGGCTGGTTATGGCTGGTTGAAACGATGAGTAATTATTACTCAATAAGCGTGCCGTGTCAAGTAACAATTACTTAATAATGAATAATATTAACTCAAGAACATTGTTAGTCTTAGATAAATCAATGCTTTCAAATCCTGCATTAGAAGCAAAAACAGGAATAAAAAGCACAACATGGGCTAATGTAAGATTAAAAAAGATACGAATTAACGAAGAACACTTAGAGGCAATAATAGCTTTGTGGCCTGAATATGCTTACTGGATAACTACAGGTAAAACAATGCCAGAAGCCGGACAAATCAGCCCGGAATTAGAGGAAACTAGAAAAAATCTGTCAACGGGTACATAACCGCAGGGAGGGCATTATCTAAATGGGGGGCGGTTAAATCATAAACCGGATTAAAGCCGAAAGCTGCAATAAGGCCGCTTATGTAAGCCGTTACTCACAGAATGTAAGTAGTTATATAGTGAAAAAGAAGCCAATGAAAAATAACAACAGTAATAAAAATGCAGTATTGATAACATTAATAATAGTATCAGCGTTAGGGGGGTCTAGCGAAACATATAGTGATGACAGGCCGCTTTTGCAAAAAATAACCGAAGACGTAACAGTTCCAATTGTAAATACAATAACGAGACCAATAGTAAATCAAATCGGAAATACGTTTATAAAAAACGCTGAGTTAGATAGAGAGTTCAGGCCCCGGTATAAAAATCCTATTGAATGCAAAAAAGCCAAAGACATGGAAACAATACAAAAATGCGCAGATCACTACAGGAATGCAAGAGCACATTTTGCTGAACAACAAGAAAAGAATAGGATCTATAACGAAAAAGCAATAACACAAGCAAGGGACGGATCGGAAAACTTTAAATCAATATATAAAAAGCCGGAAGAATGCTACAACATAAAAAATCAGGCAACACGCGTAAAGTGTGCCAACGAGTACATGAGAGCAAGAGCCGCTTTTGAAATGTCGAAAAAATAAAACTTGTTATCAAGTTAGACCCAATAGCAAAAAGACATATCCGTCAAAATAAAGCAGTAAGCCTTTTTCTTGTACAATGAAAACCTGATTACAGAAAATACAAAAACATGGTGAAAACCGGAACAGCTAAAGGTGGCAAAAAATGATTAATTACGAAAAAGACTTTTACAGCTGGACACAAGAACAAGCCAATCTATTAAAAAACGGGCAGTTCGACAGCCTAGACATCCCCAATTTGATCGAGGAAATAGAAACTATGGGACGAAGTGAAAAGCGGGAACTCGAAAGCCGGTTAACTGTGTTGTTACTGCATCTTTTAAAATGGAAGTATCAGGAAGCTAGACGTGGTAGAAGCTGGGAATTATCCATAATCGAGCAGCGGCTAAAATTCGAGGAAACTTTAGAAGAAAACCCAGGCTTAAAGCCAAAGCTAGAAGATATATTGACCAAAGCTTATAAGTTCGCGGTTATCCAAGCATCAAGGGAAACCAAAATAAGTAGAAGTGTTTTTCCTGAAATTTGCCCATGGACGCTAGATGAAATAACAAATGAAAGCTTCTACCCAGATTAGATGGAATTGCCACTTTCTTTCCACCTTTACCAGCAAAAGACAGCTTTACTCAGTTAGACGGTTTTAAATTTCTTTTTTGATTCAATGAGTAACGCTGTCTTAAGCTCGAAGCATGGTTCTTTTAATGCGATGGTCGCGCGTTCGAATCGCGCACGACCCACCA